ATATAGTAAACCTTTTAATGAATTCAATGTATTTGAAATTGAAGAACTTAAAAAAGAATTTAGAAAAGAAATAGAAGATGTATATAGTAAGTATGAAGATAGAGTAAAAGTTATATAAAATGCATAAAGAAATAAGGTGATCGAAGTGTCGAGCGAAGAAGAATATATAGAAGAAGTAAAAAGAGATCTTGAAAATTTAGAAAAAAATTTAAATCAAATGGATGCGTGGAAAAAAGAAATAGAGGTATTAGAAGAAAAAATAAATGCATATAAAAATGGTGGATTTGGATTAGGAATACAATCTAATGTGACAATAACTATAGATGATATAGTTGATAAAGATGAAACTAGATTAAATACAGTAAAAAGTAATATAGAACATACAATTTATAAGTTGAAAGAATATAAAGCTTGTTTAGAATGTCTTAGTGACAACGAGTATGGGGTTATTAATAAAAGATACTTAGTAGCTGAATATAAAAATAAGTCGTACGATGGTATAGCAAAAGATATGAAGTTTTCTAAAACTCATATAAGTAGGTTGCATGATTCGGCTATAAAGAAAATAGCTGATTATAAGCATAGAAGTGTTGGAATCGCCAATATGATACGAATAGGAAAGGATTTAGGGTACGAATAGGGAACGAATAGGTAACTAATAAGGAACAAAGACGGTACGAACATGGTACGATTAATGTGTTAATATGATATTGTAACAAAGTATGTAGTGAGTACATACGTCAGCACCTTAAAACAGAATAGATATATTCTAAGGGAAGTTTTCTGTCAAACAAAGTACCCCTTAAATGATTCCAAACTATATAGGGACAAGTATTAAAAGAGCATTTAGATGATGCTCTTTTTTTATTGCCTACTTAGAAAGGTGATGATATGAAAGAAGAATATTATTATGATGAAAGTATAGATAGAGACGATCTAAGAGATGGAGCTAATCCTATACCTAAGGATCAATATAAACGATTTATATATAGTTTAGAAGAGGTAAGTAGAGATTATCCAGAACGTAATAAAGTATTGATAAATCTTCAAATAGGGACTGGATATAGAATGCAAGATTTAACCCCTTTAACTATAGGTGATATAAGAGAAGCTCTATACTATGGTAGTTTTTTGATACAAGAACAAAAACAGATGAAATCATGGATGACTCGCATGAAAAATAATCCAAAATCTAATAGCCCTAAACCAGCTAAAAGACAAGTTGAAATAGAACCTAGATCTAATTTAGAAAAAATGTTAAAAAACTATGTGCAAGGAAAGAAAAATAGTGAATATGCATTTCCTTCTAATGGTAAATTTGGTTATATAACAGCTAAATCATTTAGTAGAATTCTAAGAAAAGCTGGAGAAAATATAGGATTAGAAAATATATCTGGACATAGTGGAAGAAAGAGTTATGCAACATGGATGTATGAAAGAACAGGTAACATAGCTTTTGTAGCAAAGCAGATTGGTCATAAAAATCCAGAGACTACATTACTATATATTGGAGCGAACAAATCTGATAGAAAAAAAGCAGCTAACATAATGTCTAACATGATTTCTTTTTTTTAGAGGTTATATGCTCCAAATAAATAGCATGTGCGCAAAGTAAGATTAAATGAAAAAATTCCTTCTATATATATGCTTAAAAAAAGGCCTATTAAAAATAGGGGTAATTATTATCGTTATGGAACATATGTAAAAGTACGGTACTTTTTATAAAAGTTAGTTATTTCAATAGGTAAAGCCTATTCTATATCAAAGTATGTGAGCATAATAAAAAATTAGAATGAAAACGAGTAGACCTATGCAACTCGAATAAGTCGTGTATATATTGATTTTTCAATACAAACTAATATTTGCGTTCGTTAAAACGTTCGTTAAAATTATAAAGCATATCCAAAACTTTACGGTATTGACACCGAAAAGCTAATATAGTATTATCAATGTATAGAGAGGTGTCAAAACTTATATTCATAAATGACGCCTAAAAATATACAAAAAAGGTGGTACTTATATGATTTATGGATATGCAAGAGTAAGTTCTAAAACTCAACTTGAAGGTAATGGATTAGAAGCACAAATAAAAGAAATTAAAAGTAAATATGAAGATGCTAAAATAATTGAAGAGCAATATACAGGTACTAAAGCTGATAGACCGAAGTTTCAAGATTTAATAAGTAAGTTAGAAGAAGGAGATACATTAGTTGTTACGAAACTAGATAGATTAGCAAGGAATACTGTTGAAGGGATATCTATAGTGGAAGAACTATTTAATAGAAATATATCGGTACATGTTTTAAATGTAGGATTATTAGAAAATACATCAATGGGTAAATTCTTCTTAACAACCTTATTAGCAGTTGCTGAAATGGAACGTAATACAATTATAGAACGTACTCAGGCTGGGAAAGAAATAGCAAAGCAAAGACCAGACTTTCGAGAAGGAAGACCTAAAAAGTTTAGTCGAAAACAAATAGATCATGCTTTAGATTTACTAAAGAATAATTCATATAAACAAGTAGAACAAATGACAGGTATATCAAAATCAACTTTACTTAGAGAGAATAAAAAGAGGCAAGCTAACTTATAATAGTTAGCTTTTTTTATTAGAAAGTAGGTGAGTATTATAGCTAGACCTAGAAATCCAAATAGAGATAAGGCTTTTGAAATATATAAAGAAAATGAAGGGAAAATAAAGATTGTTAATATTGCAAAGATATTAGAAGAAAAAGAAAGTAATATACGTTCTTGGAAGAAAAATGATGGCTGGGATAATGCTTTAGGAATAAAGAGAAAAAAGGGTGGTCAGAAGAATAATAAAAATGCAGTAGGTAATAATGGAGGAGCTCCGATAGGAAATTTAAACGGATTAAGGACAGGTGAATATCTTTCTAATGATAGGTTTATAGAAGGTTTGCCGGCTCTTACTAAAAAAACTATTCAAAATAATGTATATTCATATACGCATTTAGAATTATTATGGATGCATATACAAGTTCAGAGTGCGAGAATAATAACAATGCAAAAAATAGCCCATGTAAAGAATAAAAAAGATATTACTAAAGAACTTAAAAAAGTATCTAAGGGAAATACAAACTCTACAGAATATGAAATTCAATTTGCATGGGACAAAGAAAATAGCAACATGACTGCTTTATCTAGAGCAATGACAGCTGTAACTAAAATGATAGAAACATATGATAAGATGATCCACGCTAACTGGGATTTAGTTACAGAAGAGCAGAAACTTAGAATAGAAGTTCTAAAGTCTAAGTTAGGAGTAAAAGACGATAGTAATAATAAGTCTATTTCTAAATTAGATAGTATACTTGCTGAAATAAAAAAATAATACTTTAAGCTGATTATTTGTTAAAGGGGTGAAGTAAATGAAATATAGAAAAAAACCTGTGGTAATAGAAGCCTTTAAATGGACTGGAGGGCAAGATCAAATTGAAGATCCACAATGGATTATAGATGCTATAAAAAATAATATAGTATGGTTTGGAGTAGATTGTGAAAATGATTCTAATCCAATAATGCTTATAGAAACATTAGAAGGTACTCATATAGCTAATGTAGGAGATTATATAATCAAAGGTATTAAAGGAGAAATATATCCATGTAAGCCTGATATATTTGAGGCTACATATGAAGATGTTATAAATAACAAAAATAATACTTTATCATTTGAAGAAGTTCTACCTCTGATAAAACAAGGTAAAAAAGCATATAGAGAAGGATGGAATGGTAGAGGGATGTTTGTAGTTAGACAAAAGGGATACCCAGCTGGAATACCTTGTAATAAGCAGACAGCCGAAGCGTGGGATTTAAATGAAGGTGATTTATTTAAAGTTAATCCATATCTACAAATCAAGAATGCTGATGGATCACATGCAATGTGGGTTCCAAGTATAGGAGATATATTCGCAAATGATTGGAAAATAAAGTAATAACTTCAACTTAATAAAAGTAAGTGGCCATTTGAAAATATTATTAATTTGATTTAAAAAATAAAGTTAGTAAGAAATATAGTTTAAATATATAGAATTGAGTTTGACTTTAATAATTTAAATTTAAAAAGTAACATGAAAGTGTATTTTAATATAATTCTTGAAACTATTGAAAACACTAACTTTCATAAAAGAAGATGTTAACTATCCCCTAAATACATATTTAGTTACTAGTTACGTAATATTAATTATGTAAACTAAAATATATTATAAAAATATAAAAATATAAAGATGTTTATATTTCACAAAATGGGATAATATAAAAAGAGGTTTTGTTTTCTCGAATTTTTCTTGAGAAAACGAAACCTCTAAGTTATAATATAAATATAAAATTTATCATTTGTTTCATACCTAATCATCGTTTTTCATAAAGAAGTAGATTTGATGATGTATGGAAAATAGGTTTCGTTTTCTCGACTTTTTCTTGAGAAAATGAAACCTCTAAGGTATAATTAAACTATAAAAAGAAACTTTAATCTATTCGCTGTAGAGTGAGGTTTCATTAATCGTTTTTTAAAGGTCACTCTTATCGCAGTTAGAGTGATTTTTTATTTTGTCATAAATAAAAGATCCTAAGATACTTAGTATCAGAGCATCTGAATTATTTATTAAAAATTTTAAAATTTCCATGCAATCACCTCCTTTCCGATGATGCTTTGGAAAGTAGGTTTATCTTTTGTATGGAAACACTCACTCTATAGATTAAAGTTTCTATAGAGTGATTATAACATAAATCAAAATAAAAAAAATAGTTTAATTAAAAAGGTTGCGAAAACTCAAGTAAAAGTCGAGTTTATGCAACCTTTTTAATTTAAAATAATGGTGATAAAATGGATGGTGAATATAAACTATCGGATAAGTACATAGACTTTTTAAAGCATGAAGCACATGCAGAACTTCTAGAAGGTACAACTGCAGCAGGAAAAACTACAGTAGGTATATTAAAGTTTATGTTAAAAGTTGCTGATTCAAATAGAAGGCAACATGTTATAGCAGCTAAGACTACAGGGGTAGCAGAAAAGAATATAATCAATAAAGAGTTTGGTATAACTGATATCTTCGGAGATCTAGTACAATATAAAGGTAATGGAGATAAAGATAATAAGTTACCTCATATTCTTTTTAATACACCAAATGGTCCGAAAACAATATATATACTAGGCTATGATAATGTAGACAAGTGGAAAATGGCTCTAGGTTCTCAATTTGGTTGTGTATTCATAGATGAGATAAATACAGCCAGTATTGAGTTTGTACGTGAGATTTGTACTAGAAATGATTATCTAATGGCAACACTTAACCCAGATGATCCTAACCTACCAGTATATAAAGAATTCATAAACTGTAGTAGACCGCTAGAAAAATATAAAAATGATGTACCAAAAGAAATATTAAACCAATTGACCAGCGAAGAAAAAGAAGGTTGGACATATTGGTTTTTTTCATTTTATGATAATGCATCATTAAGTGAAGAAGATATTAAGAAGAAAATAAGAAGTGCTCCAAAGGGTACAAAGTTATACAAAAATAAGATATTAGGTTTAAGAGGTAGAGCAACAGGACTTATATTTAGTAACTTTGAGAGAAAGCATCATGTTATTAGTAAAGCAAAGGCTAAAGAGTATAAATTCAAATACTTCTCTGCAGGACTTGATACATCATACAGTGCTAATAGTCCAGATACTTTTGCAATGATCTTCTTAGGGATAACAGATAAAGGTAAAGTAGTTATTCTAAATGAGGAAGTATATAATAATGCAAATTTAAGTATTCCTCTAGCACCAAGTGATATAGCACCAAGATTTTTTGAATTCCTAGAAAGGAATAGAAAAGAATGGGGATTAGCAAGAAATGTCTTTGTAGATTGTGCAGACCAAGCAACTATAACAGAGTTAAAGAAATATAAAAGAACTAATCCAAATGTGTATACTATCAATGATTCATATAAGAAAGTTACTATAATAGATAGAATACATCTACAACTAGGATGGCTTAACTATGAAAATGGACCTGTATATTATGAAGTTGTAGATACTTGCATCAATCATATAATGGAGCATGAAGTTTACTCATGGAAAGAAGATAAATATGAGCCTGAAGATGCTAATGACCATACAATAAATGCATCTCAGTATGCTTGGATTCCTTATAGAAAACACATTTATAACTATAAAGGAGAGTGATGAAATGGGGTGGTTTAAAAGTATGTTAACAAAAGCAGCGGTTAAGTTTTTAAATGTTCAACCTGCTATGCAAGGCTCTATAACTATACAAGAAGCATATACTTATGAAACTAATTTAATTAGAAATAAGCTTTGGTATAGAGGTGAAGCATATGAGTTAGAACAGTTCTTTAAGAATATAAGTAGTGATCCAGTTAATAAATCTAGGTTTTGGTGTGCTGTACCAAGTGAAGGTTTAAGTATAAGAAAAATCCATAGCGGATTACCTTCTATGATAATAGATAAATTAACTGACATAGTAGTTTCTGATATAGATGAAATTCAAGTTGAAGAGAGTGAAACATTAAATTTTCTTTGGGAAGAAATATCAAAAGATAATAAATTTAATGAAGTATTATCAGAGTCGATACAAAAGACTCTAGTAAGTGGTGATGGTGCTTTTAAGTTATCTATAGATAAAGATATTAGTAAATATCCAATTATAGAATTCTTTGATGGAAATAGAGTGGAATACATATATAATCGAGGAAGATTAAGAGAAATACACTTTAAGACATATTACACAAAGAAAAGTAAGAGATATACATTAGTGGAAATGTACGGTTTAGGATACATAAAATATAAATTACTTGATTCAAAAGATGATGAAGTATCTTTAAATACACTAGAGGAGACACATGATCTCAAAGAAGTTGAATATAAGGATGAATTTATAATGGCCATACCATTGATGTTTTTTAAATCCTCTAAATGGGAAAGTAGAGGTAAAAGTATTATAGATAATAAAAGTGATTCTTTCGATGCATTAGATGAAGTAATATCACAATGGATAGATGCTATAAGAGCAGGAAGAGTACAAAAATATATTCCAGAGGATTTATTGCCGGTAGACTCTGATACAGGGGAAATATTAAAACCAAATCCTTTTGATAATAGTTTTATGAAAACTTCTTCAAATGCAAGTGAAGATGCTAAAAATCAAATTGATATGAAACAAGCCGATATTAAATTTGAAGCATATGTGGAAAGTTACTCTAATGCAGTAGATATGTGTTTACAAGGTATTATATCACCTTCTACATTAGGAATTGATTTAAAGAAAACTGATAATGCTGAAGCACAAAGAGAAAAGGAAAAGACTACTCTATATACTAGAAATAAAATGATAGATACTTTAACAGAAGTTATACCTAAATTAGTAAATATAATCTTAAAGACTTATGATGTACTAAATAATAAGACTGCAGGTGAATATGAGGTCTCCATATCTTTTGGAGAATACTCCACACCAAGTTTTGATTCAGTAGTAGAAACTGTAGGAAAGGCTAAAACACTAGGTATAATGTCATTGAAAAAATGTATTGATGAATTATATGGAGATACAATGACAGATGAAGAAAAAGCTCTTGAAATAGCAAGGATAAAAGAAGAGTCTGGAATATATACAACAGATGAGCCTTCAACTGCAGGTGAAGATGAGGATGATTTAGATAATTTGGATGTAGATATAGATGAGTAGTAAATATGATATCAGAACTATATTTGAAAAGATGGAACTAGATCTTATATCTTCTATGACAAGAAATCTAAAGCATCATGAAGCAGAAGAGGACAAGTATGGTTTTAAGTGGGAGCAATGGCAAAGAAGTAAATTAAGAGCATTAAATAAGTATAGGCGAGAAAATAAATTAATATTAGAAAAATATACAAGTGATATTGAAGAAAATGTAAATAGAGAATTACAAAGCAACTTTAATAAAGGTTTTAGTAGGATTTCTAATATTATAGATAAATTGAAGTCTTTACTTATTAAAAATAAGTCTAAGAATAAACCACAAGATTTTAATAAACATACTAAGAAGATCAATCAAAACATAAAGGAATTAGGTATGAGTTTTCCAAGAGATATATCAACAGATGGACATACTATAGAGCCTAAAGAGGATCAATTCTTTAACATGAATGATAAGAAACTAAAGGCATTGCAGGAGACTGTAAACAATGACATCAAGAAAGCTAATGCAACAGTATTAAGAAAACTAGATGATGTATATAGACAAACTATATACAAAACTCATGTATACCTTCAGTCAGGAACAGTATCTTTAAATCAAGCAATAGATATGGCAACAAGGGATTTTTTAAATACAGGAATTAATAGTATTAAGTATAAAGATGGTAAGCAGGTAAATATAGCATCATACGTTGAAATGTGTCTAAGAACTGCAAGTCATAGAGCAACATTGCTTGGAGAAGGGAAAAAGCGTGATGAATACGGTATATATACTGTAGTTGTATCAGCTCATGCTAATACTTGTCCTATGTGTGCTGTATGGCAAGGAAAAGTATTAATTGATGATGTATTTAGTAATCCAAGTGTAGAGTATTTGAAAGAGAATCAAGGTAAATATAAATTGTTAAGTGAAGCAATTGATGCAAATTTACTCCACGTGAATTGCAGGCATACATTAACGACTTATTTTCCAGGGATAACTAATATTCCTACTGTTCCAGATGAAGAAAAAGCTCTTGAAAGATATAAGGCAGAACAGGAGCAAAGGAAATTAGAAAGATATATCAGAAAATGGAAAAGAATTTCTACAGGATGTCAAGATGATGTTAATAAAGAAGTAGCAGAGAGTAAGTTACTAGAGTACTCAATGAATCTAAAGACTCATTTAGAAAAACATCCATACTTAAGAAGAAATAAGCAAAAAGAAAAAGTTTATGGAGTATATAACAAAATTCCAAAATAGGTGCTTTTATTATCCTTAAAATTAAGGGGGAGATTATGAATAAGATATTAATAAAATGTGATGGCGAAGTAGTTATATTAGATACTATTAGAACAGTATCGGATATAAGAGTTATCTTGGAATTAAACAGAGAAAATTACTTGTTTACAATAAATAATGTTACATTAGAAGATGAAGGATTTAAAGACGAAGTTGTAATAAATCCACGTTTTGTAACTTTAGTTAAAGATATAACACCATCTAATTATTGGAGTAATAAGATTGTATTGGAAAATGATGTTTATGGATGGCCTACATCTGCTTTAGCAAAAGAAATAAAAGATAATAAAATAGTTTTCTTTAATGATGAAGAAATAGCATTTAAAGATTTAAGAATAAAAAATATTGAACATTCAAAGATAATACTTACTAAAAAAGAATTCATTTTTGAAAAAAATAGTATACCGTTAGTTAATAAAAATAAAATGGAAATATCAGAATCTATACTTAAATCAAATGAAGTAGCAATAATAAATACTGGTGAACTTGGACTTTGAAAAGTAAGTATAAGTAAAGAATATATAGAAAAACAATTAAATAAACCGTTTAGTAAGTCATTTGAATTAGAGCCTTAAGTAGTAAGGCTTATTATTTTGCCCAAAATATGCTTATGGCCTAAACTGTGCATATAAAAAATATAAAAGGAGGATATGACATGCTAATAAGTAATCTAGACAATGTTATTAAGATGAACTTGCAATTACTAGCAGGAGAAGGAGAAGAAGGGAATGAACAGAATCCAGATGATGGAGGTTCAGAAGGTGGAGGTGAAGATCCTAAGACTTATACTCAAGAAGAATTAGATGCATTACTAAACGATGCTAAAAAAGATTTACCAAGTGAAGAGGATCTTGCAAAGTTCAAGGAATGGCAAGAAAATCAAAAAACAGATGAACAAAAGAAAAATGAAAAGTTGGAAGCTGAAGCTAAAGCAAGAAAAGAAGCTGAAGAGAAAGTAAGTACACTAGAAGCTAAAGTATCATGCTTATCTAAAGGTGTAGTAACTGATTCTGTAGATGATGTAATAACACTAGCTAAAGGGATGGTTACAGATACTTTAACGATAGATAAGGCGATAGATAAAGTATTAGAAAAATATCCAAGTTTCAAAGCAAATGGAACGGAAACACCAGGGTTTAAAATTGGTGGTAGTGGAGACAGTGGCAATCAACAAACTAATATAAATGATGCATTAGCTATGGCTTTTGGAAATAAAAAATAATTAATTTAAAAGGAGAATTACAAAATGGCAGTATACAATTATGCAGAACAATTTATGAGAGAGTTAATGCAAAAATATTCGAGAGAGTTAACTTCTTATGATTTAGAAAACTCTAACCCACAAGTTAAGTTTATAAATGCTCAAACAATAAAGTTACCTATGTTAACAGTCAGTGGGTACAAAGATCATAACAGAGGTACATTAGGATTTAATGCAGGTTCAATATCAAATGATTGGGAAGCTAAGAAGTTAGAACATGATAGAGATATAGAATTCTTTATAGATCCAATGGATGTTGAAGAAACTAATTTAACTGTAGAGATAGCTAATGTACATAATGTATTTGAAACAGACCAGGCAATACCTGAAAAAGATAGTTATAGATACTCTAAGTTATATACAGAAGCTAAAAAGTATTCATCAAATGGAGCTATTGTTGACAATACAGTTCTTACAGTGGCAAATATATTAGAATGGTTTGATACTCAAATGGCTAAAATGGATGATGAAGGTGTTCCAAGTGAGGGAAGAATATTATATGCTACTCCTACAATGAATAAGTTATTAAAGAATGCCGAAGGGTTATCAAGAACTATTAGTGTAGATAAAAACACAGGAAATGTTGATAGAAATGTATACTCATTAGATGATGTAGATATAAAGGTTGTTCCAAGTGCTAGAATGAAAACAAAATATGATTTTTCTAATGGATGTGTACCTGCAGGTGATGCAAAACAAATCAATCTTATATTAATACACCCTTCTTGCCAAGTAACAAGAAGTAAATATTCATTCATAAAAGTATATACACCAGGTCACGACTCAAGAACTGGTGATAATTACTTATACCAAAATAGAAGCTATGGCGATACATTCTTAATAAAAAATAAAGCATGTGGTATAGCAATAAATGCAGAGCAAGAAGACTAAGAAAGTGAGGTGTTTTAATTATGAAAGCAAGTAAAGGAAATAAAGTATATACAATAGATGAAACTCAAAAAGATTTTTATGTGGCACAAGGTTATGACATATCAGATGAAGAAGGTAATTTAATAGAATATGGTGCAGGTAAATCTATATCTTATGAAAAGCACAAAGAATTACAAGAAAAGTATGAGGATCTATTAGATAAATGTAATATGCTAGAAAAAGAAAATAAGAAGTTAAAAAAAGAGATTGAAGGCTCTAAGAAAGAAATTGAAGGCTCTAAGTAAGCCTTATTTTTATGCAAAAATATAAGTAGGGGGAGCTAATCCCCTTGCTAATAAGAGGTGATCTTATGTCTTATGTAGATTATGACTACTACAAGGATACGTTCCAAGGTACAGTATTGGATGAATCTAATAATAAACAAAGATTAGAAAGATCTAGTGACCAGGTAGATACATTAACATTTAATAGAATAAGAGCAAAAGGATTTGATAATTTAACTGAATTTCAAAAGGATAGGATAAGAAAAGCAGTATGCATACATGCAGAGTTTATAGAACAATATGGAGATTATATAAATATGCCTTTAAATGGTTTTTCTGCAGGGAGTGTATCAGTTAACTTTAATTCTAAAACATTCAATGGAGTAAGTACTACACAAGAGGTACTAAATTACCTTAATCAAACTGGATTAACTTGTAGGAGGATATAAATGGGAATGAAACTACCATTTCCAAAATGGTTAGCAAATACACCTATTGAAGTATGGTATGAAGGTACTAACCAAGATGGAGATTATATAGAGGAAAAAGTCTTTGATGGTAAATGTATATATACAAATAAATCAAGGCAAATAATGAATGCAGAAAGACAACTAATAACATTATCAGGTAAGGTTGTAATAGAAGGCGATATTTGCCCTTCTAAGCCCTTTGAAGGATATATATTAATAAATAATACCAAGAAAGCTATATATAATTCAGAAAAACCACTTAACCCAGATGGTAGTGTTTTTAGTACAGAGTTGAACTTACTATGAATGTAAAAGTTACTGTAAAGTTAGATAGTAATAAATTAAATAATATTACTAAGGCTCATATAAAATCCTTAGAAATGGCTACAGAAGCCTTAAAGGGTGATATAGTCACATCAGCAGTTATTCCTAAAGATACAGGAGAACTTGAAAGAAGTTGTTTTGTTAATCTAGAAAATGTAAATAACGGAATAACTCATATAAGTTTTGATACACCTTATGCAAGAAGATTATATTGGCATCCGGAGTATAACTTTAGGACCGATAAAAATATAAATGCACAAGGTAAGTGGATGGATGCTTATATAAATGGAGAAAAGGATGATTTTATGAAAAATGCTTACTTAATATTTTTAAAAATGAACTCAAAAGGAGTAATTAAGTAATGTTATTAAGTGATATAAGAGAGTATTTAAAGACTCAAATAGAATGTCCACAGTATTATTTAAATAAACTCGGTGGAGTTCAAGAGAAGAGTATAACAATATATAACTCACCAGGAGAAGTACCTCATATAGCTATAGGTGGACTGGAAAACACAACTTATACTACTAAAAGTATAAGTTTTTTAATTCACTGGGGAAAAAACAGTGATGAAGCAGAGAAAAAATCAATGGAAGTTTATAATTTATTCTTTGGCCAAAATAATTTTACTATAGGTGATAAAAAAATAATTCAATGTAAAATGAGATCATCTGAACCTATATATTTAGGTACTGATTCAGAAGGCATTATTGAATATGTTATAGATACAACAATATATTATGAAAGGTAGTGATAATATGAGTTTTGCAGGAGTATATCCAGTGTATAACTTAAAGTTCAAAATAGGAACAAATGGAAGAGCTAGTGATTCAAGTGCTATGAAAACTATAGCTGAGTTAGAAACTTTTTCACCAACAATAGATGGGAAAATAGAAGAATGGACTTCTATGGATCAAGAAGGATGGGCAAGTGCTTTAATGACAGGAAAATCGTTAGGTCTATCTTTAAAAGGAAAAAGATGTGTTGGTGATGATGGAAATGATTATGTAGCTGGACTTGCTTGGAAAAATGGGAGAGATTGTGACTCTAAGATGGAAATAGAATTTCCTGAAGGTTCAAAATTAGCATTCAACTGTGTTGTTAATACAACAAATGTTGGTGGTGGAGATTCAACAAATGTTGCTCCATTAGAATTTGAAGTAAAATCACATGGAAAACCTACATTCACACCTGCACCAAATTTAGAAAGTTTAAGTGAAAGAACTATAAATAAAAAATAACACTAAGGAGGAATAACAATGTCAAGAGCATATGATATAGCAGAAAGATTAAAAAATGGAAATAAAAAGCCTACAGTTAAAATAGATGATGTACATATATATGAAATAAATACATCTAAGAATACAGCAATATACTTAAAGGTTTTATCTGAAGATGAGAAAATGGATGAATTTGAAAGTATAGATAAAATAATAGAGGCTGGTTTAGGAAAAGAAGCATTAGAATATATAGATAGCTTAGAATTACCTATGTCATCTTATGTTACTATAGTCAATGTTATAATGGCTGCCATAAATGATATATCTTTAGAAGAAATAGAGGAAATGGATAAAGAACCTCGTAATAATAACAATAATTTTCGTAAAAAGAAAAGAAGAAAATAAATGGTATGATCTAATTGAAGATTGGGAGTTAATTGAAGCAAGTTTTTTAACTCAATATGGTATAAGACTAAGAGTTGTAGATGATATGAGTTGGAATGAATTTTGTACTCTACTAAGTGGTATCATGCCTAAAACTCCACTTGGTCAAATAGTCAGTATAAGAGCAGAAGAAGATAAAGATATACTAAAAAACTTTACTGATGATCAACATAGAATAAGAAATGAGTGGAGAAATAGAAATAATCCAATTAATGATATGACTGATGAAGAAAAGGAAAAACAAGTAAAAGAATTTGAAAAAATGATGGCTAGTATGTTCGGATAAAAGCACTTAGATATATCTAGGTGCTTTTATTATGGCCAAATATATCGAAGAAAGGAGTGATAAGCATGAGTGATAGTGTAGGAAAGATAACATTAGATTTGGAAGTTACAAGTGATATAGCAGGTCAAGTAAATAAGATAAGTTCTATAATCGCAAATACATTAAAATCAAATCTAAATAAATCTACAAATAAGGTATTTGATAACATGGATAAGACTATGAAGGGTTCGCTCAATAAAGTTAACTCTAATATGAAAAACATGATGTCTAACGTAACAAATAATTTGAAAAATTCGCTTTCTAGGGCTTTATCTATGTTAAGTAATATAAAATTACCAACAGTAAAATTTAATACCTTAGAAAGCCAAAATACAGGCTCGAATTATGCAAATAATAAAAAAATTACTAGAGGACCACCAATTAATAGAGAGATTCTTACTACAGAAATAGATACTACATCAAGGATGCTAGATACTATAAATGCTAAAATAGAATCTCAACAAAATAAATTGAATTCACTTAAACAATCTTATAATGATACTTTCAATCCTGCAAAGAAAAGTAAGATTAATGATCAAATATTAAAAACTGAAGAATCAATTATTAGATTAACATCTAAGTCTGATAAATTAGGGTTTAAATTAAGTGATTTAGATTCAAAGTTAGCAGCGTTAGGAAAAGAATCTTCTTCAACTGGTAATAAAATTGATAGATTAAACTCTTCATTTGATAAATTAAGTTCAAATTCTAATAGATCAAATGGAATATTCAATAGAATTGGTAATAGCTTAAAAAATCTTACAAGTGGCTTAAATACAAGTAGCAATAGTACAAGAAGTTTCAATAATGGAATTATGGGATCTATTGGTCAGATGTTTAAGTGGATGATACTATTCCCTGCAATTGCAAATGGTATTAATAATATGTCAAGTTCTTTATTTGCATCTTTAAATACCAATGCACAATTTGTTAATTCATTAAATCAGATAAAGACTAACTTAATGGTTGCATTTATGCCTATATATCAAGCAATACTACCTGCTATAAATGCTCTAATGAGTGCTCTTGCAACTGTAACACAATATATAGCATCATTCTTTTCTGCATTATTTGGAAAAACATATAAACAAAGTTTTCAAGCAGCTCAGGGTTTAATTAGTGCTAAAAATGCTATGGGTGCTTATGGTAGTGCAACAGAGAAAGCAGGTAATAGTGCTGAAAAAGCAGGTAAGAAAGCTAAAAAGGCTCTTGGCGATTTAATGGGATTTGATGAAATCAATAAATTAAATATTCAAGATACACCAGATTCATCTTCTCCTGGAGCAGGTGGAGGTGGTGGAGGTGGAGCACCAATACTAACAGCACCACTTTTAGATACTTCTGCAGTTGATACACAAATGAAGGCTTTGGTAGATAAGATAAAATCTATAATGTCTAAGATATTTGAACCGTTTGTAAATGCTTGGAATAAGGAAGGTCAAAATACTATAAATGCTCTTAAGTACTCTTTAAGTGGTATTTGGGAACTTATCAAAGCTATAGGAGCTAGTTTTCTTAAAGTATGGACTAATGGTTCTGGTGAAAGAATATTAATTATTTTATTACAAATTTTACAAAATATATTTAATATAGTTGGAGATATTGCTAATACATTTGCAAAAGCATGGAAAGAAAATGAAATAGGTACAAAGATAATACAAGGAATTGCAAATGTTATTGAAAATCTTCTTACTATAATAAAAAAAGTTGGAGATGCTTTTAGAGAAGTATGGGGTGTTATAGGTGAACCTTTAGCAAAATCATTTCTAAAGATGATAGAAGCTAATATAAACTTATGGGATAAGCTTACAGAAAAATTAATATATGTCTGGGATAATGGTGGAAGTCATCTATTTAAGGGATTAGTGACCCTAGGAGCTAAAATATTTGAACTTGCATCATACATTTATACTGATTTTATTGCTCCATTTGCAAGTTGGTTTATAAACATAATGGCTCCTGCAATAGCACCATTAATGGATGCAATAGGTTTCTTATTTGATAAGTTTAGCAATTTAATAGATTGGATGCTTAATGATGGTAAACCAGTATTAGATATTATAATAAGTCTAATAGGTGGTGCTGTAGGTTTAGCAGGTGCATTTAAAGCAGCTAAAACAGGAATTGAAATATTCAATGGTATAAAAACCGCAGTAGATATTGTAGGTAAAGCATTTTTAGATTTAGATCCTAAAGCATTATTAATAAAGTTAGCAATTTCTGCACTTATCGGTACAGGTATTTATCTTATTACACACTGGGATCAAATTAAAGCTAAAGCCAAGGAAGTCTGGGATAATGTTAAGGAAAAGTTCAATAGTTTCAAAGAATGGTTAGGTAATGTATTTGCAACTGACTGGTCAAAGAAATTTGGCGGATTCGGTGATATACTAAATGGATTTTTAGCAAATGTTCGTAATATATTCAATAGTGTGAAGCAAATATTCAGGGGTATACTTGATTTTATAACTGGTGTATTTACAGGGAACTGGAGAAAGGCCTGGACTGGAGTTAAAAATATATTTGGTGGTATTATGAGTGGATTAAAGTCAGTTATAAAATCACCATTAAATGGAGTTATAAGTTTAGTCAATGCAGCTATAAGTGGATTGAATAGAATCTCTGTAGATATTCCTGATTTCGTACCTGGTTTTGGGGGTAAAAAGTTTGGAATTAATATTCCTAAAATACCATACCTTGCGAAGGGCGGTCTCATAGATAGTCCAACTCTTAGTGTAATCGGAGAGCAAGGTAAAGAAGTTGTGTTACCTCTTGAAAATAATACAGGAGCTCTTGATTTGATAGCAGAAAAAATAGGCTCTAGGATGTCAGGAAATGGCACAGGAGGTTCTTCGATTGAAAGTATTACAATTCAAGTAGGAAATGAAACACTTGCTAAGATACTAATAAGTGAATTGAAGAAGATCCAAAGACAAACTGGACAAGCAGTAATAAAGATTTAGGTGATAATATGTTAAAAATAAATAATGTAAATATAAAAGCACCATCAGTTTTTCAAGTTGATATTCAAGATATAGATGGTGAAAGTAATAGAAATGCTAAAGGAAAGTTATTAAGAGATAGAATAGCAGTAAAAAGAAAACTAAATTGTGAATGGCCACCATTGACATTTGACGAGTGTTCAAAATTATTGAATGCAGTTTCAGATGTCTTTTTTAATGTATATTATCCAGATCCAATGACAGGAAACTTTGAAACCAAAAGAATGTATGTTGGTGATAGATCTGTTCCTGCTCTATACATGAAGGATGGAAAAATGCTTTGGAAAGGCTTAAAAATGAACTTCATAGAAGAATAAGAAAGGAAAATTAATTATGTTAAAGATAAATAAAACAATAAACTTAAGTGCTACAAGCGAGATAGAAGGTCAAGTAGTAGTATATATGAATGCAAGTATATCTACAGATGGAAATACAAATGCAAATATAAATAAGAATGTAACTAATAAAGAGTTATATGACGCTAACAAAGAAGCTGTTAGAGAAGATATGAAACAATTTGAAACAGAAGTTTATAAAGTAGAGGATTCATTAAATACTGCAGAAAGAAGAGGTAAATAATTATGAAAATAACAAATAGAAGAATAGTAAATGATTCAAATTTTTTAGCATCTTTAATGCATATACAATTCCCTGTAAAAATTAGTTATGCAATATCTAAAAATATATCTAAATTAGAAAGTGACTTAAAAATATACAACTCTGAAAGAGAGAAGATAATAAATAAATATTGTAAAAAAGATGAAGAAGGAAATTTAGTAATTGATGAAAGTAATAATTATAGCATTGAAGAAGAGTATATAGATATATGTAATAAAGAATTAAATGAGTTACTAGATATTGAAGTAGATATAGATATACATAAATTTAAATTAAATGATTTATTGCAATGTAATCTTGAAGTATCACCTGCAGATTTAAGTTTAATAGACTATATGATAGAAGAATAGTAATTTAGCAATGAAAGAAGGTGACATAAAATGCAAAATGTAAGTTCATCTTATTTAGAAAAGATAAAAGAGCCTTCTAGATCTTTTGAATGTAGAGTTACTATAGGAAATAATGTATATACTAATATAGATATAATTAATATATCTATAGAGGATGTTCAACCAAGTGATGGATTTACAATAGGTGCAGCAGTATCAAAATCTTTAGAATTAACATTAAGTACTAATAATACTATTTATAGTAATTCAAAAGTTAAACTTGAAATAGGACTTAATATAGGCTCAACTTTTGAGTATATATTAATTGGAAATTTCCATATAGAAGATATTATAAGTACTGATTATTCAACTAAATTAACTTGTTATGATAATATGATAAAGTTTGAAAAACCTTATTTTAGTAATTTAGGCAAAACTTCATCATTAAAAAATATAGTTAATGAGTTGGCTACAATTACAGGAGTAGAATTTACAGGAAGCCTTCCTTCTTATAATTTAAATAAGTTGGAAGGCTTTACTTGTAGGGAAATCCTTGGATTTGTAGCCAGTATTTGTGGTGGTAATGCATATATAACTAGAGACGGTAAATTTACTATAAAAACACCTGCAACTATAGATTACTCAATAACCAGTGATAATTATATAGATTTAAAATCAGAGGAAGATTTATATAAAGTAGGTGCAATTACTTGTAAAGCAAATGATAAAGAGCTTACAAAAGGTACTTTAAGTAATTCTTCTATGGAGATAGCATTTGAGAATCCTTGGGTTACTGAATCTATACTTACAGACATATATAATAAACTAAAAGGTTTTGAGTTTATAGGCTACTCTATGAAGTGGCAAGGGGATTTTAGTCTAGATGTAGGAGATATTATCTCTATAACTGATACAAAGGGAAATACAAGGCAAGTGCCTATTTTTTCTAAAAAGTTAACTTATAACGGTGGACTTACTTCAGAAATAGGAGCAAAAGGCGAAAGTAAAACTAAAAATGAATTTAGTCCAACTGGTGATTTAAATAATAAAGTTAATAGAGTTGTTACAGATCTTCTTATTGTAAATAAAGCTTTAATCAATAAAGCAGATGTAGAAGACCTTAAAGCAGTTAATGGTGAAATAGATAATTTAATTGCTGTAAATGTTACTATAACTGGCAAACTAAATGCTATCGAAGGTGAGTTTGGAACTCTAAAATCTAATGTAGGAGTTATAGATAAGCTTACGGTAACTCATACAGCGCAGATTAATGACTTAAAGGCGAATAGTGCTACTATAACTCAACTTGATGCTGTATCCGCAAAAATAGGTACAGTCGAAGCAGATGTAGGTAAGATAAATACATTATTAGCTGGGAATATAACTGGGGAGAATATCCAAGCTGGTGGGATTACCTCGGATAAATTAACAATAGCAAATGGTTTTATAACTAACGCTATGATAGCTAACTTAGATGTTTCTAAGATTAATGCTGGTAATATATCAACAAATAAATTTAGAATTAAATCTGATAATGGTGGTATAGAGATAGTAGGAGCTACCCAACAATTCAAGGATAAGAATAATAGAGTTAGGATACAAATGGGACAGGATGCCAAAGGTAATTTTAACTTTATTATTCGTGGTGAAGATGGAACAACAACACTTATAGATCATACAGGTATTAAAGAAAAAGCTATAGCTGATGATTTAATAAAAGAAACTATGATAGCACAGGATGCTATAGGAGAGAAACAAATTAACTATAGTAGTTTCATAACTGGATTTAATAAAGATACTAATACAAATACAATTAAATCTACTAAGATAATGCTTAATAATCAGAATCAGACTTTAGATGTTGCATTTAGTCAGTTAAAGACTCAAGCAGATGGAACTAAGAAATTAACTGAAAGTCATAGCACTACGATTGGTGTTATGCAAGGTCAAATAAGCACGGCTATTAATAATACTCAAATAGTAAAAGACGGTCAAACTATTTTACTCAAAGATGATTACAATAGAACTGTTCAAACTATAGATAGTATGAAAAGTACAATAGGAACTCATACAAGTCAAATAGATGGGCTAAATAGCACTGTTAGCACACAAGGAACTAGTATAAGTCAGCTAAAGAATCAAATAGCATTAAAAGTAGAACAGACCGATATTACAAATTCTATAGAGAATCTTAATATTAACGATAGAAATTTAATCCTTAATACAGCTTGCGACAACGACTTTTTGCATTGGACAATTACAAATGATACTTTAGTACAGCAATATATAGCAAAAGATACAGATGGTATAGCGAATGGGTTTAAAGGATTTACTTGTAAATTTACCGAATCAACAGGGGCTATAATTTTATATAATAGAATAAAACACATTACTTTAGAAACTGGTGTAAAATATCAAATAGCTTATTACGATTATTTAGATGCAATAAAAAGATGGTGGGTAGGTGTTTACTACGATTTAGGAGATAAAGTCGATAAATATATAACACTACAAGATGTATCTACTAATCAAATTAGAAATTGGACTTACAATAGACATGAGTTTACATTACCCGATGGAGCTAAAAATATATCAATAAGATTTTATCATTATGGAGTAGCTGAAAATGCGACTTTCAAGAGAGGTGGTGTTTGGGTTGTAGGTCTTAAAATGGTTAAAGGTGATAAAATAGGTAGTTGGTCACCTGCTCCTGAAGATGTGGATAGTGCTATAGGTACAGTTACTGCCGAAGTAACAAAAACAAATAGTAAGGTTGCTACACTAGAAACTAATTTGTCTAGTATAACTCAAAGAGTAAGCTCTACTGAGTCTACTACCACTACTTTAACATCTAAGGTTAATACAGCTCAAACTGCTGCTAATAATGCTCAAAGTACTGCTGACTCTAAGGCTAAGGTATTTACTTCAACCCCTACAGTACCATATAAAGTTGGTGATTTATGGACTGGTGGACCTTCTGGGGATGTTATGAGATGTAAAACCGCAAGAACTTCTGGAAGTTATACCGCTAGTGACTGGGAGAAAGCATCTAAATATACTGATGATACTAAAGCAAATGCAGTAGATGGGAAAGTAACTACTTTACAAGGTGAATACAATACTACTAAATCTAAGGTTGCTACACTAGAAACTAATTTAGATGGTATAACCCAAAGAGTTAGTTCTACAGAATCTACAACTTCGACTTTAACTTCTAAAGTCAATATAGTAGAAGAAAATGCAAGCAAAGCCTTACAAAATACAGATAATATTTGGGTTAAAGATTACTCTGTTAATACAACAACAACATTACCTATAAAAGAGTATAACGATACAAATAACCTTAATCCAAAGTATTGGTATGAGGTAGAAGGATTCATAGATAATACTAGTACTGATAATGGTGCAATGGCTATCTTTAAAGGTGATGGAACTAATTTTACTGTTCAAATAATAAAAGAAAAAGGTACTACATCTAACCATGTAAAGTTCTTTTTAAATAATGGCGTTCCTTCTGTTGGATTATATAATCATACTTCATTATATAAAGTAAGAGTTCATATAAAAAGAATACCCAGAATGGTAAGTTCAACTTATGAATTAAGTACAACTAAATCAAAAGTTTCAAGTATAGAAACTAATCTATCTAGTATAACTTCAAGAGTTGGAACTGTGGAGTCAAAACAAACTACAACAGATGGGAAAGTTACTAGCTTAGAAACTCGTATGAGCAGTGCTGAATCAAAGATAACAGAATCTGCTATAACTAATACAGTTAAAAAGAATTTTTATACTAAATCAGAAACAGATAAACAAATAACTAGCAAAGGGTATCAGACTTCATCACAAGTACAACAGACTGTTAATGCTTTTGAATTAAAGTTTCAAGAAAGTGGTGGATATAATCTAGTCTATAATAGTGACTTTAAAAATGGTGACCATTTATGGAGTATATCAAGTGGAGCAAAATATTATTTTGGAACAGGAAACTGGAACTCTCCAACAGGTTTAGGGATGGCTATAACTGGACAAAGTGGAACTAGTTTATATGCTGTACAAGAGTTAACAAATACATCATATAGACAAGCTAAGACATTTACATTGAGTGGTTTAGTAAATATATCAAGTACAGGAACTAATGACTCAACAGGTGCTAAATTCCAGTTATATGTTAGGGTTACTTATGATGATGATACTAAAAAATATCATATGTGCAATATTGATGAAAGTTCTTTAAATAAATGGCAAAAAGTATTTGTGACATTTGACTTAGATACAACTAAAACAGTTACAGACTTGAGAACAACTGTATCTATTCAAAATACTACTAAAACTATATTTGTCTCTCAAATAATGCTTGAAGTTGGATCAATGATGTCTCCTTGGTGTCCAAACTCTAGCGAGGTTTATGATGGAGTAACTACTATTGATAAAGAAGGTATAACAGTTACAGCAAGTAATGTTAAATCAAAAACCACAATTTCAGCTAATGGATTTAAGATAACTAAAACAGACACGAACACAGATGTATTTAAAGTAAATTCTGATG